CTGACTTGCCACTTTATATGTTTCTTCTGCTGAAATTCCATATTCTTTTTCAAACTTTGTCTTTAGTACATTCAGTTCCTGTTTTCTTAGTTTTGTTACTCTGCGGTGTCTGTTGTTCATTCCACTTCCTCCTCATCGATCTCTATCTCGACATCTCTGCCTTCTAAAATCTGTTTGGTATCAATACCTTTTGTGATCAACCCCAAACTGCCATCATTTCGTTCAGCAACAATGCTAATTGCAATTGCCTTTGTTCCGTCTGGTATATGGAGCATTAGATGTCTGCTCATCCTTCCGCCACCTCTTTCATTTCCAAATAAATTTGCCACACTTCTTCTGGATTCGAAGACATCCATGAAGAAGCATCAAAATACTCACCAGTCGCAAAATATCCATCTTCGAATGCAATCTCAAAAAATCTGATCATGTTCATAACATTCTGCTTTTCGCTATCAGTGGCGACCCAATACATTGAACGTTCACCGCTATCTATATGAATCTTTATTAATTCTCTAACCTTAACGAGTTTTCTTTCTAGCAGAAAACCATCGATCAAAGTTTTTATTTTTTTGATCATCCGATTGAACCTACACTTTCTCGACTGGCACAGCAAACGGCCAGTAGTTTTCATCTGCTGATTTAATCGTAAGTTCATCTAATTTTGCGACAAAACCTTTTCTAGGTTCTTTTGTAGGAAATATTCTAGTTTCATCACTTGTGATCTCATAATGTAGATACAAATACTCTGTTTTAAGCTCCGCTGCCTCTTCATCCCAAACTTCATATGGTAGTCTCACATAATACAACGGTTCTTTCTCAACCTCGTAGCCGTCTTTCATGCGGATAAGTGTTTCGATTGGTTTGTTTTCGGATTGTTGAATCCAATTCAACATCCCTTGCTCAGCAGAACCATAAGAATCTACACACAATTCCCAAATGGCAAATTCTAAATCATCTTTATTCTCTTCAAACCACTCCGCCACAAACTTAGGCACAACTGGTTTCTGATGTTCACCAGTCTTACCAAATACAGCATTATCTAAAGTGTTTCTCAAGCTTTGTGCCGATTCAGGATAAGCCTCAGCTACCTTATCCCAAGCTTGTTCGTCTGTAATGTTTTGTTCATTTAGTCTTTTCGCCAACTTTAAAGATACCTTATAAGCACCGTACCTTCCTTGACCATGCTCATCCATAGCGTTCTCATAACTCTTTACATATTTAGCTAATTCATCAATCAATTCTTGTTTATCAATTAATTCTTTTTTATTCATCGCTGTTCCTCCATGTATTCGTCTAATATCTCTCTATACTTTTCTACAAATTTGAAACGATCTTGATGAAGTTTCTTGCTCCAATTTGTTTGCCGATCCAGCTCACGCATCTGATCGAACCCTTTTTGAATTTCGTTGTAATAGAATTCAATGTTTGCTGCTGCTTTCCAATGCCTGCTACTTCGCACTCCTGATCCTGTTTCAGCCATTTCCAACTTAACTAATTCCGCTCGTTCTTTTGATTTTTTATCTTTCTGAATCTTCATCATGATTTTTTTGAGGATGATATCACTGTATTGTGTAATGAGATCCATTATTTCTCCTCCTAAAATTTCATTTCATCGTCGTTGTCATCTTCTTTGTCATCAGTTTTGGAAAGGAGGGCATACACGAGATATGCCACTCCTACCAAACCTAAGAACAAGAGAATTTTAGCTATAAAGAATCCCATATTATTTACCTGTTTCATCCGTAACTACAGTATCTGCTCCGTTTACTGTTACCCATCCATGCTCTTTTCGAGCTTGAGCTTCTTCATAACGAATTAAATTATCTGTTACAGATTCGGCAACTTTACGGTTTGATTCAGCTTCCGCTTCTGCAGCTTTTGTTTTCTTGTAAGCTTCACTATCAGCTTGAGTTTTTGCAGTTTCTGCATCTAGCTTCGCTTTTTCATTTTCTTGACCAGCTCGAATGATCGCATCAATTGATTTTTGTGTTTCTTTATCGACATCTGGAACACCAAGTGTTACGTCTTCGACTTCAAACCCTTTAGATTCAACTGATTTAGCAAAGTTCGTTAGTACCTCAGCTTCAACTTTAGAGGAATCTCCTGAAAGGACATCAAGCAGGCTATATTTGGCATAAACTTCACGCGCTACTTTTTGAAGCTTAGATTTTAACCATCCACTTTCGATATCTTCCGAAGTGATATTCCCAAATTCTTTGTACATTTTTGCTGCTTTAGTTGAATCAACTTTGTAGTCATATTTGATATCAATCGTTGTCTTTTTGCCATCGCTTGTTGATACTGAAATGTTTTTTGATTGGATAGTTTGCAAGCGAATTGGATATTGGATCACTTTGTCAATCCCAACAAATTTCACACCTTGCGTCAGTGCTTCATCTTTGATACCGCCATTCATTGAATAGCGCACACCCACATATCCGTTATCAATTTTTTCGAAAAACTTAAATCCTCCGATAACTCCAATACCTACTATTACTACTCCTGCCACACCTAGTTTGATTAATTTATTTTCGTTCATTTTTCTTCCTCCAGTTTTTTTATTTCTCCAAATGACAATTCACCGGTTCCATTCGCTTCTACAGGTACGATATATTTATTCATATCCTGCTTCTCCAATCCTGAATCTTTGAGGATCTCGTTTGTAAGATTGACAATCTCCATAAGCTGCTCTGTTGCATCCAAGTCTTCTTGCGTCAGAAGATTAGCGCCGCATTTCGGACATGGCTTGTTCAACCATTGCGGATAATTTTCGTATTTTACTGCCATATCAGAATAATCACATTCTGGATTATCGCATTTGATCCCACGTACATTTAAGTCTACGAATTCCATTATTTCTCCTCCTCAATCTCACATGCCTGTTCAAACTGTCTAGTGATGTTTTCTAACGCTTTTTTGTACTCGATAATACTTTTTATCGTTCTTTCTTCACTTAACACGTAATCGCGTTGTATCGCCTTTAAACACGATGAGACCGTTTGAAAGTATCCGATATCTGCTCGTGATTCTTTTTTTGCTTCGGTGTAGCGGATGTTTCCTTCCTCATCTCGTCTTACCTTCGATAAGACAATATTTCTAGAATCACTGGTAATTCGATAATCTTCGATTCTCATGTCTAGCATTTTTTCTCCTCCACATACCTAAACTGTCGTCCTTTTGAATCAATCCATAAGCTCCTAGCTCTATCCCAGATAATGTTTTTGCTTAATCCAGTAATTTCAGATAACTGTTCAGCAGTACCTGTTACTAGAATTCGATCACCATGCCAGATTGCAATCTTTCTCGGCGTTTTCCGTTTAGGCTTTTCAGTCCACATTGATTTGCCGAGCTTTTGGACTTCTGCAACTATTTCTTTGTCTTCTTGCCAATTCTCAGAATGTGTCAGTTCGATGATTCGTTTCATTGCTGCTTTCTTATCCACGCTCATTCCTCCAATCTACGAATTTCCCTTCTTAAATTCTCAATGTGTAAATCGATTGCCTTTCTAGCCGTTTCATTGACCATCACTGCCTTTGTTCGTTCCAGATCGTCAATTTCACGCTGAATGCTTCGAATACGCATTTGAATCACTTCTTCTGTTGTCATGATGATTCCTCCACGTACCTAAACGTTCTCTTCTTAACGTCTGTGTATCCACACCTAGCTCTCTTTCTCACGATTTTCTCGTGCAATCCTGTGAGAGTTGCTAACTGCTGGGCAGTTCCTGTGACTAGAATTTTGTCGCCATGCCAGATTGCGATTTTTCGCGGTCTTGGCTTGTTGCTCTTGTCTGCCCACATCTCTCTTCCAAGTCTCATCACTTCCGAAGCAGCTTCTTTGTCATTTTGCCAATCTTCTGAATAAGTCAATTCGATAATTCGCTGCATTGCTGCTTTCTTATCCATCCCGACGTTCCCCTTTCAATAATTTGAGTACTTGATCAAGTGCGCTCTCACGTCCACCATGGAACGTGTTGAGCCACTTGTCTTCGTACGAGGCGCTTTGTCTTAAAGCTTCTTGATGCATTAGTTCGATCTGTGCTGTAAATGTTTTTAGATCCATCTGATTACACCTGCTCAAGTTCACTAAGATGTTTTTGCAGTCCTTTAACGCAATCAACAAATAGTAATTTTGTATAAGCTAAATTTCTTAATTGTGTTGCATCGATATAAAGTGCGAAATAGTATCTGAGTTTACTCCAACTTGAACGATCATTCTTAATTCGTTCGATTCCAGCTTCATCAAGTTGTTCATAAACGTCTCTCAGAATCTCTATTTCCTCACCAGTTTTGTAACTTGCTATTTCATTGATCAGTTCTAGATAATCGATTTTCAATTTTCCACCTCTTAGAATGGTGCTTTTGATTGTCTATTAGCTCGTTCTAGCGCTTTTTTCTTTTGATAGGCTTCTTGGTCGATTGCCCATTCTGGAAGCTTCTCTCGTCGTCCTGTGCGCTTGTATGCACCACTTGCATTCTTAGGCTCACTTTTTTCTTTCCTTGCCCAACTTCGAATAGTTGCCAAATAGTTTTTATAAGTCTTACCAGATGATTCACAATACTCAGATAGCCGTTCTATTCGTTCTTGATAGTCATTAGGGAATTCTATTTTGAGTTTCTCCATCTGCTCATCTGACAAAAGAACATTTTTATACTCTCCGTATTTATGACGGATGGGCTTAGCCTTCGATTTTTTCGAAGGCGGTAAGTCTCTTATATATTCTTTTGTATTATTAAATGTATTATTAATAGATGTATTATTATCTTGATAGATTTCTTGGTGACCCCCCACCAAATTTTCTTGGTGACCCCCACCAAGAATTCTTATATACCTAGCCTCGATTTCTTTACTACCTTCTTTGTACTTAACTTCTCTATAGATATAGCCCTTTTCTTCAAGTGACTTTAGCCAATTCTGAATGGTTGGTTTGCTTACTTTATATTGATTGGCAAAGTACTCATTGCTAGCCCAGCAATAACCTTTCTCATTACATAAAGCTGTGATTTCTCCATAAAGAAGTTTTGCACTAGGTATCAAAGAATCGTCATATCTAACATTTGCAGGTATGATGGCGTAATAACTTCTGTGATCCACTTTTTATCCTCCGATTCTTAATTTCTTGATTGTCTCCTGATTTAACTTGATCCCTTTGATTTGATACTTATTTTTGAAATTGATCACACCTATCTTGTGCTTCTCTGTGTGATGGATTCTGCAGAGTGCTGCAAATGTGTACTCTGAATGATCAACTTCTTTGCGCTTTCGTCTTCCTAGCGCTTTGTCAAAGTGATCGATATCAGCTCCTGTTTTGCCACAGATGCAGCAGACTCTTTTTGTAATGCATTTGTAGAAGTAATACTCTTGATTCGCTGGTAAAATCTCATAGCCTTCTTTGAAAGGAATATGATGTTCAAAGATAAAATCTAAGATGATATTTGCTAAGACGTTAGCATCACTCACAGTCGTATTCGATTCATCTTTGAGGCTTATTTTGCGCCCTGTGACACCTTCAAAGCGGAAGTAAAAGAATTCCTTCCAGAAGTCCGTTGGCATGCCTGTATCGATGAAAATATCGCCTATGAGTGCATAGATGAAGTTTCGTTGCTGTACAGTGAAACGTCTAGGATCAATAAAACGAATTTCAATGACTCGATCGCCATCGTAGCCGTCATACATCGTCTTTAGTCGATCAATGTTCACTTCCTCATTGATGGTTGCGCCTATGTCTTTCCCTTTGAACTTTTTCAGAACCGCTGAATATGAATCGATTAATGGTTTAAACACTCATATCACTTCTCTTTTGTTTCTTCTCTGTACTGATCTTCAAGCCAATTAACGCCTCGTTTTAGAATGCCCAAGTCTCTCTTGGTCCATTTACTGTCATCAGCGGTTATAGAAGCCGCATCAGTCAATGCAACAATTGCTTCATCAATTGATTTTTCGTACTTGTTAGCAACCAGTTGTAAAGCATCCAAGAATAGCTTTTTGCTTCTTTGAGTAGCTGGTTCAAGCATCGAGACATCTTCTGGCATATCTTCGCCAGCAAATATATATAGCCCTAGCCCAAACATTGCTAGATTTTTTACAAGACAGCGCATGATCGTTTTGTTGATATCAAACATAGTTGCTGCTTCAACTCGCTTTTCGATTTTTCCAACAATCTCTTTTTTCTTCGTTTCGTTATTCCACTGATAATCATTGACTTCGTAGGTATATGGCTCATCTTTCATTGCCTTGTTTGCACCATCCATGACTGGTAACCACATGTCACGCTTTACTCCGTTGACTGTGATACTGGTAAAAACCATATAGCCTGTTTTTTCATCAAAGAGGTATGGACGATGCGTTTCTGGATCACGATAGATTTCGTAGTCTACTTCTTCGCAGATTTTGCTAACTTCTGCCCACGCCCATGCCCAGGACAGATAAGTTAGTTTGTTTCTTTTTTCGACAATATCATTGACGGTTATCTTGTACAGACTATTGAATAATTTGTTATCGTTGCGTTTCGTTCCTTCACTCATCAAATTCTGCCTCCATTTCAGCAATGTATTTCTTACCTGGTCCGTAATAAGAGATATCAATCAATTTATCCCTTTCGTACTCTTCGAGCGCATCAATCAAGCCATCTTCGATGACGTAAATATATTCAGGTTTGTTTGAATGTTTTGGTAGATGAATAAGGTAAACATGATCCCAAATGCTCACAAAATTGCCCAAATCATCTTGATCACATGCTAGTTCTTCATCTGTCAGAAGATTACGTCTGATTTTTCGATTATTTGTTTCCTTGACATTCGATTTGCCCCAACTAGGATCAGTCAAATATTGATCTAGAGTGGAAAGTTCATTTTCCATATGTTAAAATCTCCTTAGATGTATTTTCTTTGTGACTCTATGCTTGCCGGCGGAGTCACTTTTTTATTTGTTGCCATGCTTTTTGCTTTTCGATATGTTGCTTGCTTAAAATAATAGGACGGCTATTTGCCCACCAATTATCAGCAATTACTTTACCGATTTTTAGCGCTTCTTCTCGTGCCATAGTTGCTCCTTTCTTTTGAATCAAGCAGATTGATTAAAACCATCAATGCTGCGAACAAGCTTCCCCCGATAATACTTTGGTGCGCTACAATCACTAATAACCCCAAAATGAATCCTATAAAAAGTGTGTCTGTCTTCTTCATAATCTAATCTCCCTATTTTTTATTTCTAGCATTCTCAAATCTTCAAGTTCAGAAGCAATTAGTTCAGCTTGTCTATCTGATAGCTCATCGGCTTTTCTAAGCGCTACACGGTCATCTTGTAATTGTTTCCTGCGTTGTTTAATCAAACTGAGAATTTGATGTTCTTGTTGCAATGTGTAGGACATAAAATCATTCTCCTTTGCCTTTAAAACTCAAAGTTTTCTTTCAAAAATCTTTGGAGTTCCGATCGTTCAATTCTGATGTCTAACTTGCTCCACTGCTGTGTTTTTAAGCCTAGGTTTATCCAATGTGTTAATTTGTCATCACCAATGCCTAAAACTTTTTTTACCTCTGATTTGTTTGGATATGGAGGAAGCTCTACTGATTTGTTCATAAGGTGTAATCGTTCGTCCAAAGAATTAAGCACTGCATTCGTGATCTGTGTAGTTAATTCGGAAACTACTAAATTATCTGGAATTGTTATTTGCATGTTTTTCCTCCTTTTCTAATTCTGCTAATACTGCTTCAATTGGCTTGATTTGTTTATCTGGCTTTCTACGTCCATTCATAATATCCGACATATAAGCTGTTGAAATATTAATCTTTTCAGCTAACCAAGCTTGACTCTTGTTATGCGTAGCTAGCGCCACACGCACTTTTAAAATGAAGTCCTGCGACATAACTATCTCTCCTCTAATAGATCAATTTCTGGAATATATCCTTCTTTTTTTAGCGACTCATAAATGAACAAACGTCCTTTTTGAGTCCATTTTGTATTCATCACAACTTTTGTTCCACCATCAGATTTCGGAATCTCAGTTGTATGAGATTTTGTATATCCTTGTCTCATATGTTTCTTGCATAATAACCATTGGTTGCCTACTTTTTTCTGAATACCTAGTTTATGAAGTAGTTTGTTCATCTGTTGTGGAGACATCCCATAATCTGCTGCAATCTGACTAATTGTTACTGAATCTGTAGAAGATAATATGCTATCTAAATATGAGATTTTGGGTTCGTATTCTGCAATCTTTTGTTCTGCGATTAGTCTTCCAGTACGTTCTTCTTTCAATTTAGTTGCTAATTGAATGATTGTATCTGGATTAAGCAAAGCTTCTTCTACTTTTTCTGGAGTTAGATAACCTCCATGTTTTCTAATTGCTGGCAACACTTCGCTAGTCACCCAACGTTTAAATTTCTTAGCATTTGGTTGTTTGCTTCCTAAAATTAAGGAGTACAAACCTGATTCGTTAATAATAGTTAACCCTCTAGGCGATTCAAAAGTACCGTTTTGGTAGTTTTGCCGATCTTCTACATCGACGTGTCTGTTAATATCTCTACTACCATTTTGGTACCCTAGAACTTTAGCCACATCTTTTCCAACAAAAAATGGTTCATCATGTATTGTTACTGTTCTTACTTCATGTTGTTCAAAGTTAAAAATTTGCGGTGTGTTCATTTTTGCTCATTCCTTTCTTTGATATAATTCTCTTATCAGTAAGTGGTCTACTGAAATAATTTAAGGTGGTGAAAAAATGTTAGTTGATCCAAAAGAGTTTGCTTTAGCTGTTGTCTCTTCTTCAGATTCAAAATTAACCGTTCAAGAAAAATTCAAGTTATTCAAAGAAGCATACACATACGCTTCCAACGAGAATAATGTCGCCCTGAATGAAGCGAAACAAAATGAGCCTTCTGTCCAAGAAAAAATCAAACGTGCAAAACAATTGGGGCTGTAGCTAACGCTTTGAGGATTTCTGCAATTACGCAGATTTCCTCTTTTTTGTATTTATCTGCCAAATGATTAAATGTAGTAACAGCAGTTAAACTTAATTGCTGTTCTGGGCCATCAAAAGCTCTTTCATACATTTCAAGCAATTGAAGTTTTTGTCTATTTTCAACATCTAAATCATTTGCTTCTAATTTCTTTCCTGATTCCATTTTTTTCCTCTCTCTCTCTATTTAAATTTGTAAGCTAACAAAATTAGCTAATTTTGTTGACAGTTTCTACAAAATTTTGTAGAATAAGTGCATAGTTAAATAAGCACAGAATTACCCTATAAATTAACATTCTAAGTTTCCCGACCTTGAATTTGTTTACTTTATTAGGTGTCTTTCTTATTGCTTGTTAGCTTATTAAATTAGCTTACGAACATATATTACTATAAAGTTTTGTAGATGTCAACGATTATCTACAAAGTTTTTAAGATGTGTTTTAGGCATGATCGGAGAATCATTATTATGACAACATTTGAGAGAGTAAAAATGTTAGCAGATAAACGCAAAATATCTATTGTCGAATTGGAAGAAAAACTTAATTTTAGTAAAAATTCACTTTATGCGTGGAAAAAGAGTAAGCCATCCATTGATAAACTAAATGCGGTTGCTGACTATTTCCATGTTTCAACAGATTATTTGCTAGGACGCACAGATGATCCTAACGCGGGAGTTGCACCAGAGGAAAGAAAACTAACCGTGGAAGAAGCTTTAGCATCTGTTATGAGTAGCGACGGAAAACCGCTCACCGATAATGATAGGGAAATACTATCAGCTATGATTGAAGCATATTTAGAGAAAAAAGATAACTAAATAAGTAGGTGAGTCATTTGGACAGTCAAATTGAAATGATAATTAATGAACTCGGCGTTAAGGTAGAAGAGCGTGAAAACCTTGATGCCGATGGCCATTATGTTGCTTGTATGAATACCATAGTAATAAAAGCTAATTTATCTAAGTATAGAAGACAAAGAACCTTATTACATGAATTAGGACACGCTTCTAAACATCATGATAATTATTTTTTATATAACTTAGCATTCTCTCTCCATTCAAAAATGGAATATGAGGCTGATCGCTTCATGATTGAAAAATTATTAGATAGATATATTGCAAAGTCTGAATTAGAACCACACAATATCAATTACATGAAATTTATAGAAGATAATAATTTAAGCGTTCGCTTCGAACCACTTGTGAAAGAATTATTAAAAGCTCGCATCTATTGTTATGCAGCTCTCTAAAATTTTTTAAGCAAAAAAGAACATATGTTCAAAAATAGAAAGGTGAACAAAAATGATATATACAGAATTCAAAGAATGGTTAGAAAAAAGCACAACCGGATACGAAACATTTATCATCAAAGCTACTAATTATCAAATTGAAAAAAACAAAAATAGACCCCAAAAAAAACGCTGGGACGATAAGAAAATAGATAAAGCTGTATTAGAAATGTGGAAACAAGTCGTGACTAACTTGTATCAAACAATTCGTAAAGAAAAAGGAGTTCCATTAATTAACGGGAAGGAAATATGGCTTGAATTTATAGAGGAACAAGGACTGATCGAATTTTTCAATGATAGCATGGCAGAATTAGAATTTGAATAGGGGTAATATTGATGGCAATGATAAAACAATATAAAAAGAAAAATGGCGAAAAAGCATGGTACTTTAAAACTTATCTCGGTATTGACCCGCTAACTGGAAAGAAAAAATATACTACTAAACGAGGATTTAGAACACAAAAAGAAGCAAAAACAGCACTTTCTAGGTTAGAACTAGAATTACAAAAAACAGGAATGCCCACAAGTACAAATACTACTTTCAAAGAAGCAGCAGAATTATGGCTAGAAAGCTACAAAAAAACTGTAAAAGAAAGTTCATATTCAAGGACTAAAATAATCTTTAATAAACATATATATCCCAAATTTGGAAATATTAAGCTTTCTAAAATTAATACGGCATATTGTCAAAAGGTAGTAAATGATTGGAGTGAAAAAGGAAGTTCAAAGCAGTACCCTCTTTTCGTAAACTACATGAACAAAGTTTTTAAATATGCGATAAACATTGGTTTAACCTCTGATAATCCAACATTAAATTTAATTATTCCAAAGCCACAAATTAAAACAGACAAGAAATTAAAATTATATACAAAAGAACAGTTGGAATTATTTCTAAATGAAGTATCTCAAGAACAGAATCCATATTTTAAAAACAGAGACTATACACTCTTTAGACTATTAGCATTCAGCGGATGTAGGATCGGCGAAATATTAGCGCTCACTTGGGACAATATTAATTTTAAAACAAATGAAATGGCCATTAAAAAAACTGTAGCTCGTTCAGACAAATATTATATATCTGAAACTCCTAAAACAAAAAAATCAAATCGAATAATTTATTTGGATGAAAAAACTATAAAGCAACTAAAATTTTGGAAGCTCGAACAAAGAAAGTACTTATTTCAATTAGGATTTACTAAAGCTAATTATTTGTTTACCAATGACGAAAATAATTTCACAATTAATCAGTCAGTGGCAGAAAGATACAATATATATCGTGAGCGTGCCGGCTTACCTTATATCGGTCTGCATGGTTTTAGACATACACATGCATCAATGCTATATGAGGCAGGCGCAGATCACAAAGAAGTCCAAGAAAGAATGGGCCACGCAAATATAAAAACTACTATGGACACATATACACACATTACTAACAGCAAAAAAGAAGAAACAACACAAAAACTAACAAATTATATGAACTTCTAAGAAAGTATGGTCAAAAGTATGGTCAAAAAAATCCCTTACTTAACAAAAAAAGCTCCATCCCTTGCCACACAAGAGATAGAGCAGTTTATCTA